TACGGAAGGCAGCCGTTGAGATAGCGACCGTGAGTGTGCCGCCATCGTCATAGCTGGCGGCCGTCTCCGTAGCCAAGTCCCACCCCAGCGTTTGCTCTCCCGGCTCTGTGGTGATCCGAGACCCCAGCGAGCCTTCGAGCCCTTTGCAGCGGATCACCCAGCCCGAACCCCTGCGGCTGAGCCCTACGATCGTGCCTACCGCGACCGCTTCAAAGTCCGCAGGGTCATCAGAAAACCCCATCTTCAGAACCACACCCTGCCCGCGTTGGGCGATGGTGCGCACGTCGTAGGTGTTGTCGCCGAGGATGCCGACATCAAACATCAGAGGCGAGCAGGACCAATCCCGGATCGAGAGCACCCCGCCCGAGAAGCTAGAGGCGCTCCGATCGATGATCGGCTGATAGCCCGGCCCGATCTCAAAGCTACTGAGGCGCACGTTGCCGCCAAAGACCCGCAGCGTGCCAAAGGGGATCTGTACCCACTCGAGGAGGTACCGAGGCTCGATCCGACCCGTAAACAGCGCCTGTTTGAACCCGTTACGCCAGCTCACGGATTCCACCATGGCGCATTAGTCGGGAGTCCCGGCCCGCCTGCGAAGGGGTTGTTGTGCGCTTCAAGCGTTCCCTGACCTGTGGTGGGGCTCGTGGTGGTTACTCCCACGGTGGGCTCATGGGCGAATGACTCAATCGCGTCGATCGCCTCTTCCAGCTCTACGTCTAGCGTGTAGGAGATCCGGTGATCGTCAGTGATGACCGATGCGTTGCGGTTCTCTTTCGGTAGCCGGAGCACAGGCCAGAACCCGCGATGCCGCACCAACACCCACCGCGCCCCCTGCGCTGCGAAGTCGTAGCTCAGCACCTCGCCGGTAACTAGGATGTCACCCGCGGAGAAAGACGACACGGTGACAAGTTGGCGCAGTGCCCGGGGTTGGTTGCCTAAGAACTCCACCTCATCACCTGAGGCTAGCGTGGCGCTCCCGTTGTAAGGCCAGGGGCGCCCCACAAGCGACACGATACCCACAGAGCCCGAGAGCACAGGGACGGTAGCCACAAAGCCCGCCACAGCCTTATCAGAGTCCTCAGCGATACTGCACAGCCCCCCGGCTTGGAGGTGGTCGCGGAGGAGGTAGATCTTCCGCGCCCGCGCTGCGTCGACGAAGCGCTCATCAATGAGGCGGAGCACCGCGCGGGAGGAGTATTGCGCTGTGTCGATGGAGCCGGTGAGCCCCTCCGATACGGACTGATCAACCTTTTGGTGGACCTGGTTATCCGATAGCGCTTCGTCAATGTCGATCTCAACCACCGGGCCATTTGGATCGGGGTAGAACCAGATCTTCGCCGTGCCCATTAGGCCACCTTGGGATCGAGGGAATCGCCGGACCCGAAGTCGCCTTGCATCCGTCGGAGTTGGCGCATGAAGTCCCGCGGGTCATTCGCGCGGATGTTCACCGTGCCAATGGACAGCCCACCCAAGCCCCCGGAGGCGGCTCGAGCGGAGGATGTGGATGCGCCCGTCGCGGGTACGATCCGCTCCCCAGCGTGCACAAAGGCGGGCCCGGTGCGGTCAACGAATCCGCCGGTGGCGAACCCTCGGCGCTTGTTCTTGCGTCCACCCTTGCCTCCAAAGGCTTGATCGTCATCGTTGAAGAACCCGAGGAGGCTGAATTTCCCCTTTTTGAACGATGTCCCTAGGAATTTCTCCTTTTTGCCGGTGAGAATATTCCGGTCTTTTCCGCCCTTGAAGAACTCCCCGATCGCCTTGACCGCTCGCTTCATCGCGCGCCAAATGCCCTTGAGGAGTGCGGGGATCGCGTTGACCACACCGCGGGCGATAGCGGCCGGCATCTTCACGAGCAACCCGCCAAGAAACTCGGGGAGGCGGGAGAGGAAGCGCGGCAGGACCTTGGTTAGTGTGGTCTCCACTCCGGTCCCGATCTTCTCTGGCGCAGCCTCCGCGCCTCTGAGTAGGTCCCGCACCTTGCTATCCATGTTCGTCATCACCTCGCCGAGCCCGCGGATCAAACCACCAACGACAGGCAGGACCGAGGACTTCATGCCCGCAAGGCTTGCGGTTGCCTGTTCTTGAAGCTCCACAAGCATCGCCTGCTTTGCGATCTGCTCTTGGTTGAGCCGGTTGGATACATCCATGTTCTGCATCCACGCGTCCCATTGCGATACCTTGTCGTCGACGATGGCGACCGGCGCGGCCTTGGCTTTGGATGTGCTGACGCCTCCGCCTCCGCCGTTACCTCCAGCGCCTCCGCCGCCAACCGCGTCAGCGATCGGGCCCTGCATAAACTGGTTGGCATCCTCCGCAGCCTTACCGATGGCGCGGGCTAGCGCGGTGGGGTCTGGGATCAGCGCGCGACTCAGGGAGATCCCAGCCCCTGCGAAGTCGCCACCCAGCGCAGAGCTAATCGCGGAAAAGAACGCTTTCCACCGCTTCGAGGCGTCATCCAGGATCTCTTTCATCAACCGACCGAAGAACACCACAAGCCCCGCGGCGTTGTTGACCGCAGTGGTTAGCCCGGTCCCGAATGCGTCCAACGTCGATTGCTTCAGTTCGTCAAAGGCGAGGGAAAGTTGGCCGGTAGCCTTTTGCCAATCGCTGGTAGCCTTGAGGGCTGCGGGCCCTACTCGGATCCCGAACTTCTCCGCTTGCGCTACGAACCCGTCAAGCCCTTCGGAGTTCTCGAATGCGCTCAACATCTGGCGCCCGTTGTTGCCCATCGTTGTCGCAGCCAACGCCGCGGCTTGGGTCTTGTTCTCCATCGCGCCGAGTGAGTTGATCAGGTCTCGGTAAACATCGTCCGCGTCTCGCAGTTCGCCGGTGCTGGTGATAACCTCAACGCCCGCCTGCCTAAACGCCTCTTTCATGTCCGTAGCGCCACGTTGGACGCTAAACATGTTCTTCGCGAGTTTGCGGGGTACCAAGTCCTCAAGGCTTTTGCCGGTGCTCCTCGCGGCGTTGCGTAGCCCTGCAACCGTTTCGATGCTGAGCCCGCTCGCCTTGGACAGCGTGTTCATTTGATCGACGGTGTTGGCGATGTCGTTGGTGAGCGAGACTAGCGCCGTACCCATCGCAATCGCAGCAGCGCCCGCAGCAGCAAAGCCCGCGGCAACCGCGGCACCCTTGTCCACGAGCCCACCCATTGCCCGCTCTGTGCTCTTGGCCTTGCGCTCCGCGTCGCCCTTGAGGTTAAGGATGAAGTCAACGGTTCGACTAGCCAAGGGCGCACCTCTTCAGTGGCACTATAACGCAGCCATCACCACAACGGGGAACCCTGCGCCTTCCTCCATGGATGCAAGGGTCGCCATCGCCTGATCGGCGCACATCGCTGCAAGCGCTAGGCGCTCCGGATCCCATTGCAGGACCGAGTGCGGATCGGTATTGTAGCGCCTTGCGATCTGGTCAAGGCGGAGGAGGATGTCAGGTCTCCCCACGAAACGGACGCACCCGAGGCGCTGCGCTCAACTCAGACACCCTCCCGCAAAGCACCTGCCGCGTCTCTTCGTCCAGCATTCCGACCCAGATCAGATCGGCGTCAGGGTCTGCGTCTGCCTCATTGAGTACGAGTCGAAACGGGATCACGTCGCACTGATCCTCCGGGACTTCCGCGCCAACCTCGAAGCTCTCCGGAACCACGAACGAGCCGCCCACAACGCCCGCGCAGCAATACGCATCAGCGCGCTCTAGAAGCGCTTGGAGGCGTTGGGGGCTCTTGGTGATGTTGCGCATAGCGACCGCAGCTGCAGCCGCCTTGTTGTGCTCCTCGCGCTCTTTCTGTTTCGCTTCCCACTTCTTCCGCGCGGCTTTGGTCATGTTCTCTTTCTTGAACGCGTCCGCCTCGGCCTTTTGCTCGCGCTGGAAGGAGATCAGCGCCTCAACCGCATCCTGCTGTCCAAGCAACTCCGCGACCTTTTGATCGGCGAGGTTCGCTGCGCGGATGCGCTTGATCTTGTACACTCGCCCATCCGGAGCGAGCACACACATCGTCGCTTCCTTCCTGAGTTCAACCGCAAACGCATTGGCCATAGTGCCCTCCGCGGTCCTTATAGCCTGTTCGTTGTGGGCGGGCTATAGGGGTGGTCGGAGGCGAGCGTATGGGCTGGGGAAGCGGTGCAGAATTGGCCTGTGATGTCTGGGAAGCGGTGGAGCCACATCTGAGCGATGAGGCGAAGGAGAGCGTGGCGCGCAAGATCGTGAGCGCGTTTGAGGATGCGGATTGCGATACGCTGGAGGAGATCTCGGGCATGCTTGGTGCTGTGGCGAACCGCTCAACGCACGAGGGCTACGGGGCCCCGAAGGATCCCGAGGATGGGCAGACCTACACGACCGAGCATAAGGAGATCTACCGCTTCTCGGAGGTCACGGGGCGTTGGGAATGGGCCTGCTAGTTCGCCGTACTCGCCGCGTTGTCGTTGGTGAACACCAACTTGAGCCCCTCATCCGTACCATCCGATTCGCACCGAAATTCCACCGTTTCGCGGATCACACCCGGTGAGGACACAGCGCGATCGATGTTGGAGATGTAGAGGTTTTGCAGGGTCATCGCTAGCACGTTGTTTCCCGAGCCCGTAAACGTGATCGTTGCATCGCCCTGAGTGCCTGCGAGCCACTTGGTGTTGGTGGTGTCGACGATGTACTCCACGGTGAGGCGCCCCGTCACTTCGAGGTAGTCCGAGAGCTGCGGGCGCTTCGTGAGCGTAGAGCCGAGCAGTTGGCGCTTCGCCAGTTTGTGATCGACGATGATCGAGAGGTCAACCAAATCGTGGGTCACAGAGTCAAAGGAGAACTGTCCAGCGTGCGAGTGCAGCACTTCCTCGCCATTGCTGGAGAACGTCGGAGTACCCGCGGACGCAAGCCCTTGCGACGTCTCACCGATGACATCGTGGCGGATCTTCATGACCTCCGCGGCGCTGATGCTGATCTCCGTCCGAGTCAGCAAACACCCCTCGAACACCTCCGCGGAGCCGTTCCCGTTCAGCCCTTCGATGCTCAGCCCGTTCCCAGCGCTCGAGGCAAGGGTGACGGTGTGGACATACGGCCCGGTTCCCGTGGTCGCCACAGCTCCCAGCGCGTGGGTGAGCAGCAGGATGCTCGAATCGTCATAGGCGCAGAGGTACTCGAACGAGCCCCCGGCATCGTCGGACGCCGTGAAGTGTTGACGCCGGTTGGTGCTCGTGGCGCTCGTGGTTCCGAGGTGCGGGCGGGGTACGATCTCCAGCGTGCGCTTGAGGCCCCAGCTTGTGATCCGCACCCAGTTGGTACGAGATACCGGGGTGCCCCATGTGCTCTCGACACCAACACCAACCGCGGAGCCAAATCCTAGTTTTGCAACTGCCATTTTATGCCTCGTCCAAGTCTTTAACGGTCAACAGAGCCCGGGGCTCTAGGATACGGTATGCGGACTGTACTAGCACGCCTGCATCAATAGAGGTCTCAGGCGCGTAGGTCTTAACAATGGGCTCGATCGTAAAGTCCGTTTCGGTTCCGGCCTTGATCACGAAGCCCACGTAGAACTTGTCGCTAGTCTCTACGAATCGCGTTTTGTCCTGCTCAACCATCGTAGTCTCAAGCCCACCGCCATCGGAGACAGCAGACACTACGCGCTGCACCTCTTCCCACAGCAGTTTTTCGCCGCTTGCGGTGGTGCGTTTCTCGAGGAGCCTACGCAACTCAAACCACACATAGATCCGCTCGCCGATCGTCTTCTGGATCCGGCGCAGAGGCTTGCTTGTGCCCGCCTTCACTTCGCCCGCGTCCACAACAAACGCCCCGGGCTTGGCTGCGTGGATGAAGCCATCGACAGCGCCCGAAGCGGTGAACGAGCCCGCTGCTGCTGCTGCGCCATCGTTGCCATAGTAGAGCCAGATCAGGCACACCCCGGCATCCGTGCCATCGCATAGCACCGCGTCCGCCTCAAGGCGCCCGGTCTTGTTCGCAACGCTCCATGAAGGCGTTGCGCTTGCGATCTGGTACGTCAGAAGCGTGATCCCGTCCGCGTTAGTCATCCGCAGCTCATCGCCGGCGGTATCGATGATCCCCCAGAAGTGATCGAGGTCGCCGGGGATCGGCACGGAGACATCGTTCGTAGCGCCTGGGGTCGTGTTGTCGATGGCGATCGGTACGCGATACAGCCATCCGTCAAGCCATGCCATTAGAGCCCCTTTGGCGTTGCATAGGTGAACACCAACGTAGCCCGAAAGTGCCCGATCTGTGCGCTACTCGATTCGGCGTTGAGAAACTCCACCTCCGAAAAGTACAGATTCCGCACCCCTAGCGCGATCAGCGCTCCGCCCGTCTCGCGGTGCATCGCCTCGGTGGTTTGCATGACTTCATTGGCGAGGGTAGAGCCTGCCGCGTAGGACCCCGTGGCGTTGTTTGCTGCGGTTGCGCTCCACCCCTCCACGAACACCTCAGCGCGGCGCTCGAACAGCCCCAGCGAAGGCCCGGCTTCATCGGATGAGACCTGCATAGGTAACAGCGAGACAAACGGCATCCGCGGAGGCTTACCGACCCGCGCAATGATTACTGATCCTGTGGCGGAGAGATCGTTATTTCCCAGATCTGCGGTCAGTTCCGACGCGATGGTGGCTGTGATCAGCCCCACATGCCCCAACCCGGTGAGCGCGGTAGGCATTAGCGCCGAGCCCCTGTGAAGCGTGGCCCAATGTGCCCGACCTTGCCCTTAATCATCAGATCCTCGAGGTCATCCAAAACCTCTTTCTCCAACCACTCCAGCGCATCGAACATCCCGCGCTCAATGAAGCGCTGCGCACGATGGCCCCGACGGCTCCCAAACTCCACCGGCGCATACTTGCTCGGAGCGCTAATGAACATCCGGGCGCCTCCCATCTTGGAGCCGGTGCCTGTGCCCTGCGTGGTGCCCTTGATCGCGGCTTTGAGTTCGCCCGTCTTAACCGGCGCGTACCCCTTCGCCCTGCGCTCGCCATACTCAGCTGCGCGCTCGAGGTCCTTTTTCGGCACTGAGGCAAACTGCCCGAGTGCGTTTCGGACCAAAGGCCCCCATGTGTCGAAGCGATCAGCCACCCAACCCCACCTCTATCATCCGCACGCCCCACATGATCTGCCGTACGTGTTCGGGGATCTTGTTGTCGAGCGGCGTTGTCGTCGAGTCGCCAAGGGTCTCCGTCTCGATCCCCGCGGTGTGCTTTTGGTACCACCAATGAGCCACGAGGGCGGTGATCCCCTGCGTGATCGCAGCGTGTGATCCGCTGTCGTAGCCAGCGACATAGATCACCTTCAGGATCCGGGGCCCCACTCCCCATGAACCGTGCGTAGAACTGTTGTGGAGCCACACAACCCCATCCTCACCGGCAACCGTGTAGTCACCGGAATCCACGAGATCATCCGCCCCGTAGACCCAATCGCGATCGGTGTCATCGTGCACGCTCGTAACCGACGTCACGGGGCGCACACAGAGCCGTATAGCGCGCGCGTCAAGCGCCGAGGGCCCGTCGTGGTACTCGGTGTATGTCGCGGCCTCTAGCGTCGGCTGAGCGCCAACTGACGCGGCAGGGAACCCGCACCACGCAGCCAAGACCGCATCAGCGCGCGCGATCATAACTGTAATGTTCGCATCCTCGCCGGTCCCCGTGCCTAGCGACGGGATCCCGTGGGTACGAACGAGCGCCGCGGTGGGTAGGGTCAAGGTTGCCTCTTTGTAGCGAGCGGGCTATACGCTAGGGACACTTGGAGGTGTTGAATGAGAGAATTGATTCGGAAGGTTGTGACGAGACATCCAGGAATGGGCGCTTCGGGTATCGCTACCTCGTGCTTTTTGCGAGATGACTCCCGCACCATCAAGCAGTACCGGACTTGCGTTTACAACATGAGCGCGGAGGGGCGGTTGGAGATCATGGAGGGCAGCAACCCAAACGCGTTCTTCATCGCGGATCACAGCCCGGAGGATCTCCCCGAACCCACCTACACCCCGCCAACCCCGGCGGAGATCGAGGCCGCAATGGCCATCATCAAGCGAGCCATCACCCACCTCGAAATTCTCACCGGGGCCATGGAGGTCATCGCAAAGGCTACCCAAGGCGCTTCCTGACAGCCTCTTGGACTTTCGCCCGGCCTTCGTCATTCTGGGACCTGTCGACGTGCCCCAAGAGGCTCAGGTAGCCGTCGTGATCGCCCGCTGCGATCTCCGCAGCCAACTGATCCGCACCCGCTGCCACGATGGGCCAGATGTTCACGGTGCCCGATTCGGTGTCGAAGGTCGGGCGAGGCGCAAGCATCGGAGCCTCAGGCGTGGTTGCCGTGAGTTTCCGAGGCTTGCGCGTCCGCTTGGGGGCCTTTGGCACCTTCGCGGTCATCAGGGGACCTTGTGGGCGGTGACAGTCACAACACCGAAGACAACTCCACCGGTTCCGGCTTCAGTCTTGGCGATGCGGATCGTGTCTCCGTAGTTCACCTGGACGGCAGCGCCGCCGAGGGTTGCAGAGCGCGCGGTACCGACCACAAAGGCCACGGTAGCATTCGTGATGGTGCCCGTGCAAGCGGCGAGGTTGGCAACCACATCCATCGTCTCGACGGTGAGGATCGCGTAGTTCGTCGCGCTGGCTGCATCCGCAGTCTCAGGCGCAAACCACACCTCATCCAGCATCCACTCGCCCTTGAAGGGCCATGGCATATCCTGATCGTCGTCCGCCCCTGCCGCAGTGGTGGGGAACTTAAACGACACGTTCGCTTCGTTGTAAGGCATTTCTGCGCTCCAGTAGCCCCCGGAGGGGCCCACCATCTATCAGGTGTAATCGAGGTTGTAGGCGTTGAAGACGTTCTTCGTGGTGCTGCTGTCGTGCGTCCGGAAGCTCTCGCGGAGGCTTGCGACGTGGTAGTCAGTGTGCCGGATCGGTGAGGCTTCCACCTCGATCCGCATTCCGCGGCGCTCAACGAACTCGAACCGGTCGCGGTTCACGAGCAGTCCGCCGCACTTGGTCTTGGTGCTGTCGTCGTAGAGGCCCGACGCGTTGAGGTCCTCGGTCATGTATTCCGAGGTGACCACGGGAACACCGCCAATCTTCATGATCTCACCGGTGAGCAGCGTGGCGAACGATCCGTACTTGTCGATCGTCAGCGCGTTACTGTCGGTGATGAGCTTCTGGATGATGTGACCCAGCGGCAGGATGTACATCAGGCCCGCCATCTGGCGGTGTGCGCCAGCCAACTCGGCCCGCCACAGCATGACGTCGGTGAGAGCCTGTGCAGCGCCCTTGTCTGCGGTAGCGCTCACATCGAAGGCTCGAGCGCGAAGCCCGATCCATGCCTTGCGGTGGTCGTTGGTGTGCCCAACGGTGCCCCATCGGCTGTTGGGTCCGGCCCAACCTGCGAGGCCCGTGTCCTGGTGAGTACCGGTGTCGCCATTGATCAGCGCATCGGTGCGCCCATCGGTGAGGCCCTGCACAATCAGAGAGCGAGCGAAGCCACCGAACTCGATGATCGAGTCCTCGGAGGCGTCCCGGTTCGCCGGAAGCACAACCGCGAAGGTCGTGGGATCGACGGTCCGCTCTGCGGTAACCGGCACGCTCTTGGGAAGCTCTGCGGGGTTGAGGTCGCCTGTGGCCGGAATGCCGACCGTGAAGGGCTGGCATCCGGTGGTCAGGAAGGGATTCTTCGTGGTGCCGCCGGTCGAGGTCTGGATCCGGCGGAAGTTGTTCGCCACGGTCTCAACCGCACGAAGCTCAGCGAGCAACTGCGGCAGGGTGATGTCCGCAATGAACTCTCCACCTTCGCCGGAGTTGTCGGCCCACACCTTGGCGATCCGATCCGGGCCGCTACCCATGTGGCGACTGAAGCGCCGCTGGAGCTTGGGGCACGGGGCGTTACGGCCGTGGATGAACTTCCACATGCCGATGTCATCGGCGCGCTTCTGCGCTTCGCGGTGCCAGTCGCTCGCGGGGTTAGGATCGTCGAGGAGGCCCGGGGACCAATCGCCGTCTTCGTTGGTCGTGCCCAGCATCTTCACAACGCCCTCATCGGAGCCAATGAAGGCCCGACGCGCGTAGTCAAGTCCGCCACTCTTGCCAGCGATCTGGTGGGCGGGGACGCTCTTGTGCTGCGACTCGGGCACCACAAAGGCGCGCTCGATGTTCACATCAGACTCGGAAACGCTCTCACGCTTCGCCATCTTCGCAGCTGCGCGCTCCGCCTGGATGCCCTTCATGGCTTCCTTGACGCCATCAACAGCCTTCTCAAGGCTAGACACCTTGCCATCGTTGTCGACGGTGGTTTGCTTGATCTCGGACACCGCACGCTGAAGGTCGCCTACGGTTTTCATCTCTTCAGACATGTTATGCCTCGGTAAAGAAAGTTGTCAGGGGAACATCCCCAGGTTTGGGAGAGGCGGGTTCGCCCCAGACCAACGCACGGATCGCACGCTGGATCGTTTCGTCATCCTTGACCGCAGCCAAGATCGCCTCTGCGGTCGCTTTCGCCACACTCTCACGCACGAAGCGCTCTACCTTGTCCTCGTCCCCTTCCGCCTCATCGGCATAGAGGGAGAGTTGGAGCGCTTGCGGGTTGGCGGGGACTGCGACCGAGGAGAATTCGAGGAGTTCGTTGTGGCTGAAGACGTTACCCGCAAGCCATCGCGGGGTATTCTTCGGAGCCTTGCGCGGATCGTCATCGCCGAGGTCTAGGCGGTTCTTCGCCTTACCCGGAATGAAGCCCACAGAGCCCGCAGACCGGAACCCGTTGAGGTGCTGCGTACCTGCGAGGGTGGCGATAGGGTTGTGATCGCCAATGTCCCATTGCACCTTGATGCTCAGCGCGTCCGCAGACCGCTTCGCCTTGCCTTTGCCGATCACAGGGGGCGCGTGTTCGTGGAGGATCACCGGATTAGCTCGCCAGTTCGCAAGCCTCCAAGTGCCTTGATCGATGACATCGCCCATCCGATCGACGATGGCGGTTGACGCTACGAAGTCGGTAGCGATCGCGCCATCCGTCTTCTTCGACTCGCCCGCCTTGACGAAGAGATCGAGCAGGTTGGAATCCGCGCGCCGGAAGATCCGATCAAGCGACATCCCATCAAGGTCCTCGGGAACCTCGGCGCCATCTTCGCTACGAATCAACCAGGAGGGGCACAACTTGATCATGCGGCTAGCCCTTGTGAGACTGTAGCGGCGAACTCCGGGCCGAACACCCGAAGCGACTTGATACCTATTACACCGTCAGCGCTTGACCTGTCAACGATCGTGGACACTGCATCGTGCACAGTCTGCGCAACGCCCGCGGCAAAACGGGCGGCCTTTGCGGGTTCGTGGCCGTTTGCAGCGAGCGACGCGGTAAGCAATCCCGCCTCCATCGCCTCAGCGCTGCGATCGAGCAACCCCTGCCCGGCCAACAGTTCGTAGCGCCCGCTTGCATCGTGGAGCCACTCGCCTATCAGATCCTCGGCGCTGCGGGTCTCTTGCGGCTCGTTGACCGTCGGCGCACTCGGACGCATAGCGCTAACCTCGCCCGCGGTGATATCTGGGTCAACAGGCGCATCATCGAAGCCCTCGTATGCGGCAGCCTCCGCAGGTTTGACGCCAAACCCTTGCACCCACTTTTCGGCCCGGTCTTGGCGCTCCGTGCGTGTCGTCTGGAGCGCTTCGATGTCCGTGAAGTCATGCTCAATACGGATCGACGGATCGCCAGTGAGCCGCGACAACTCGTCATCAAACAACTTGGCGTCATGCTTGCGCCGCTCCCAATACGTGCGGGACTGCTGACGTGCGGTCCCATAGTTGGCCCCGGGCAACCCCACCAACACGGGGGGAACGCCCATCACCGCCAAGGTCTCATCCCTCACATCGACGTGCAGCTGAGGGAACTCCATATCCCGGCTATTGATGCTCAGGGGCACCACGTCCAGCGCGCGGTTGAGCACCATCATCCCGTGCCCTGCTTGCTTTGCGGTGAGATACATGTCGGTGACGGCTTTCACCCCGTTCTTTCCGAACTGTGCAACCGGATCGGAGGGCTTAAGCATGATCTCAAGCTGGCCAGAGTTCGCGGCTTTCTTGGCAAAGTCCCGAGCGGCCTGATCAGCGGTCAACCCCGCGGCTAGCGAGTGCACCGGGCTCTCAGCGCGGCTTGCGCGGATCCCCGACTCCCAGCCAATGCCGCGGATCATCAGGATCTCAGAGGGCGCGATCTGCTGCCCACCCCAATCGTAGTGCTCAATCAGCCCCGTTCTAGGGTCGACATTCGGCGTCACATCGCCCGGGTGCAAGCGGATAGCAACGCCATCCACGCCCGGGGTGCCCAAGACGCGGATATACGCCTCCCGGGCCGCTGAGAAGTCCGCGTAAAGCTGACGACGCATCGCAACGCCGCTGCACTGCGGAGACGGACGCGACAGCATATCGAGGACAGGATGAGAGGGGAGGATCGTCCTGTTACCTGTCGCGTCCGTATGCACCGCAACTAGCGGTACTCCACTGAGGTCTGTGCTGATTACGTCAAGGCAAGCCCAGAACCACGGAAACGCAGCCATCGCACTAAGGGCGTTCTTCGCGTCGTAGAGCTTGTTCGCAGGTTGGGACCCCGTACCGCCGCTTCCTGCCACCAAGGCGGGCTCTTGGTAGAGCCAACGCGTGATCGGGGCGAGGAGGCGATCGAATAGGGCCATGCGCGAAGCGTAGCGCGCACGGGGCTAGGTGTCAACGATCGTGGACAGGTGTCAGGTGTGGCAGTCGTAGAGGCTTACCATTGTGTCTGGGCCTAGCGTTGAGAACATCTCCGCGAGTTGCACATCCCAAGCCGCGCCCTTATCGTTGCTCACCGCGGCCCACCAACCCATATCGCCCTTGGCGAACCACTTACCATCACGAACAACAGCGAAGGGGCTTAATGCTGCGTCTCGCCTCTTGGCTACGTACGCAGCCTCATCGAAGCCAAACACATCGACCGGGCACCTCATGCCGTGCTTCCGGTTCTTGATCGCGGGCTGCGCCCGGTAGAACTCACGGGCGGCCGTGTAGTCTTTATCGTGCCGATCTATTGCCTCGCTCCACGATATCGGGCGGCCGTGCTCCTCAAAGACTAGGCGCCATTTACCAAACGCCGCGCGCGCTTCTTTTTCGGCTTTGGTGCGCGCCTTGTCAACATCAACATCACCCCAAAGGCATTGGTCTGCCGTTCCGGTCGGAGCATGTTTGGTCATCAGGCCGGGCTTCCCGCGGGATCCGGATGTGTGGCTTTTCAGCGGAAAGAACCCAGTCCATCGTCCGCCCAATAAGTACCAATCCCATTTGTGGTTTGGGTTGTCGCGCCCCATGACGGCCACAACTTCGCCATCCGCGTCGATCTCCACCCACCCGTATTTGTGGCTGCCTCTGATATCTGGCTGTAGACCGGACCGGATCTCTGCGTATTCGTAAGCGTATTGGACATACTCGCGCAGAGTGTGACGCTCGCAATACGGGACAGTCTTCTCCACGCCAGCATGTAGCGAGGTGTCGTGAATTTTACCTCGATATCCCCGCCCATCTCCCCAATCCCGCGAAGACCAAGAGACGCCCCCGCCCCCGCCCGACCCAATAAGCGATCCGTGCTTTTCTTTCTCCTCTGGGGTGGCCTCCCGGTAGAACCGGTCATCGTAGGCACACACCTGCTCGCCCCCGGGAAGCTCAACTATGCGTTTGGTCTTTTCTTTGTACTCTTTCCGCACATCTGCGGTCCTGTCGATAGTCAGAACGTACTCGTCGACGGTGCCCGTGCACGCGAACTCGTGGTACGGCTGGAGTTGCTTTTCGGGCTCTGGGCCAATGACTAGAACTGTGAAATGGGACATCCTCTCACCTCCGCCAAGACTATAGCCCACCCGCTACCACATCGCCACACCCATCGCCAGATAGCGCACGCAATCGCAAGTGTGATCGTTCTTCTTCAGCACCTTGTCCGGGGTTCGCCCACCCGTGGAGTCCGCCCAGACGTAGGTATCCAACTCGCGGATCGTGTTGATGCAGGACTTGAGGATCACAAGCGCGGGCTTTCCGCTGATCTCGTTGACGCGGAAGCGCTCCGCTACGCAATCGATCCCCGCTCGTACGGACTTCATAGCCGGCTGTGCGTCCATGTCGTGATCGGTGTTGAGCTGCATCAGTTGCTGCGGGTCTTCCTGATCCGCCCACGTTAGCTCGATCGACTCCGCGCCCTCCCAATCCTCCGCGCCATCCTCCGGCTTCTCTGGAGGCTCCAACCGATCCTCCTCATCCTCGCCAGTTTCCGCCCACACCCAGCCCTCAGCGATGCGTACGCGGTTCACATGCTGCGATAGCGTCCAACCCGCTTGGTAGTGTTCGCGATACACCACGAGTTGATCGTCAGGCGTCAACGCCCCCCAGAGTACCGCGGTGGGGTTGCGTGTCCCGAAGTCCCAAGCCCGGAAGCGTGGCCATGCGACGGGGATCTCGTAGTCATCCACGACGTGAACGCTACGCTTGAACCCTGGCCACACTCGCCCCTTGAGCGTCACGAATTCACCGCGGAGCCTCGCCGCTGCAAGCGCCTCGTTTTCCTCGAGCTTCTTCGCCTCGGCTTGGGGCAAAAACGGGTTGTCTAGGGAATGGATCCAATGGACCGAGACATCCTCCGGCGTCGCCTCTACGAAGCGGTCGTAAACCCATGTCAAGCCCTTTACAGGCGTGTTGGCCATAAGGTGCCAGCCGCCCTGATCCCACAGGCGTACGCTCGCCTCATCCCAGACCTTCGCCGTATCGCCTTCCTCATCGTGGCAGATCACGCGACATGAGTCGCCCTGCATCGCCTCATCGCCCTGCACTTCGGACTTGAACCAGATCTCCGCGGGGTATTCGTAGCCTGGGACGTCAAGGTGGAGCCTCGCCTCTCCTCTCCCGTTGCGGTTCCACCACGTCACACGACCCGAGGGTAAGAGCCGGTGGATCTGATTGCGGTGGTACCTCAGTGAATCGTCCGAGGTCCGCGCTACCATGTAGCCTCGCCCCGGGCCTTTTGGGAAGGCGCCAGGATCAACCCCGTTACGCTCCCAGAATGCGATTGCGTCCGGGTGGTCCGAGCCCATCACGAGCGCCACAAGCGCAGCGCGCAACCACTCCGTTTTTCCGGATCGATTTCCCCCAAGGGCGATCACAGTCCGGCCCGTTTTGCTCTTCGCCATAGCCTGTAGCAGCGCCCTCTGAGACGTCCGGGGCTTGGGGCGGTGCCACGCGTTCCACGCTGCGAGCGGGCGCGCACGGGAGGATGAGCGCCAATCTGCGAGGGTTGGGGCTAGGCTGAGGAGGGGCTCCATCACACCTCCAACGGTAGCGCCTGGATCAACGCATCGCGGATCTGCACCCCGAGCACCGGATCGGCGCGTGCGATGTTGGGCAGTTCGCGAAGCAACACCGCTGCGATCTTCGCGGGGTCTCTCGATCTGGCGAGGTCCCTATCCGCCGCAACCAACGCCTCAGCGGCTCGAGCCTCCCCAAGCGCTTTGAGGATCTGGCGCTTCTCTGCGCTCGCCCTCACCCACCCAGCCGCCTCGTAGTCCAACTCCTTCAACGCCCTATCAATCCCCTTCAACATCCCCTCAAGCTCTTCAACTTCACCCACCCAACACCTCCGACACACCCCCTATAACCCCCACACACGCCTCCCCAAACCCCATTACGACCTCCCACGACAACACCAACCCTCCACACCCCTCCCCCAACGCCCCCAACGCTCAAAGCCCCCATATCCCCCAATTCCCCCTCCTCCCCATTTCCCCAGCCCAGACGCGTAGGATAGATCTCCCTAGGTC